TGCGAGCTGCATGCGCGCGATCTTCTTTTCTTCGGCGCTCCCCTTGATGGAGTCGAACGCCATGCGGTACAACAGCTCCATCGTCTGAAACGCGTACTGCTGGAACGAAGCGATCAGCGGCGTTACCTTGCCGAGCGCACCATGCCGACCGAGCGCGCGGGCGGTGTTGTGATCTGAATAGTCGTACTGCGTGGCACGAACAGTCTCCAACGCGCGGCGCTCGGCGTTGAGCTGATTGCCGCTCTTGCTGAACTCAAGGTTGTACGCCGAAAGCGCCGCCGTCAGACGATTGAGCACTTCGGTGTAGTGGCTCCCCGTGCTGAGCACCTTCATCGCGGTCGCCCACGTCTGCGACTCGCCCGACGCGAGCTTACCGAGTTCATGGCTCTGCGTCGTGTCGAGCTGCCCCGACGCCTGCAGCGCGCGAATCATGTCCTTCTCGCCAGCGCTAAGCTCAGACGCGTCGAGGTGCAGCGTGAGGTCGAGAACGCCCATCAGCGCGCCACGCGCGCCGCCTTCGTGCATGCCCTGCGCCCAACCGCCTTTGATCGCGGTCTGCATGAGCCGAAGCCCCTTGCCAGCCGCGCTCTTCATCTCGCCGAACGACTTCACGAAGCCATACCGACCACCGAGCACAGGCAGCGTGAGGTGGTACGGCTGCATGAGATTGGTCAGCATGAACGCAGGGCTGAGCGCCAAGAACCAGTTGTACCCAAACGCCTTCGCGCGGTCGATCAGCGGCGAATCGACCGGGTTGAGGCTGTTCGAGAACCGCTGCATGATCTCCGACAGCACGTCGTTGGCGGAAGTAGCCGCCACGGCGTCGGATGAACGCAGCGCGTCAATCTCGACTTTCATCGAGTCGAACGCAGCGTCGTACATCGGCATGGTGTGCGCGTTCGCGATCATCATCGCCGCGCCTTCACCACGCTTCGACGCGTTGCGCACAAAGTCAGCATCGTACCCCGGCACACCTCCATTCTTGCGGGGCATCATCGCCTTGCGCGGCGACGAGTCGCCTTGGAAGTCGAGCATCATGCGCTTCAGGAACGCGCGCACTTCGGCGCGCTCCGGACCGGGGTACTCTTCGTCCACCTTCTTCATCATACTGTGGACGACACGGTTGAGGCCGACAACGCCCTGCGCTGTCGGATCGAAGATGCTGCCGCCGCGCATCGACGACGCGAGCTTCGCGTCGCTGATCGCTTTCATCACCTTATCGCGCTGCGCGGGAGTCTCGAAACGCAAGAAGATGTGCCGTTCGTCGGTGGGTGCGCCAACGGCCTTGCCGTTCTGCGCCAGAAGCTGCTGCACTTGGCTCCACTCGCCGGAACCGCCCGCGACATCCAGATCGACGAAGTAGTCGCCCGAACGCCCGAGGTGAACGTACGGATTGCCAACGGACAGGACGTACAACCGCTCGATCTCTTGGATTTCAGAACGCAGCGGCGTGTCTTCGGGGTACGTCGCGTTGAGGTCGTTAAACGTCGCGCGCAGCAGCGCGTCAAGCCGCTCGCTGTACGCGTCACTGTAATACTCGGGCTTCGTCGTCACGCCGGGGGCGTGCAGCGACTTCGACTCGATGTCGAGGCGCTTCGCGAACGCCGAAGTGCGCGGGTCCGTGCTCGTGTAGCTGCGCAGCCGCGCGCCAAGCACAAGCGCCGTGATGCGCATGAAGTTCTTGCGGTTGAGCTTGATCGTGTCTTCGACAGCGCGCCGCATCGTCGGCGGAAGCTGCCGCCACTTCGAGTGCAGCTCGTTGACGTACTGACGAAGCGAGGGGTCGAGCTTCGGGTCGGCCTTCAGATTCTCGTCGAAGTTCTTGTTGAGGTCGATCCCCAAGATGCTTTGTTCGCCCGCCAGCGTGCCGAGCAGCGTGTTCGTCTGCTCTTGCTTCTGCGCATCGAGCTGCGCCATCGCGAGACGCAGCGGCTTCAGCGCTGCCGTCAGCTCGCCAATGATGTTCTGCCGAAGCACTTGCTTGGTTTCGTCAGCGCTAACGTACTGCTTGACTCCCATCGCCATCGGACCGAGAGAGCTGTCACGCTTCGCCATCTCGCCGAGATGGAATGTGGACTTCAGCGAGAGGATAGTCTGCCGCATGCGCGAAGGCAGGTTACCTACGCGCGGGTTGCTGATCGCCACTTTGTTCCACGCGTCCGACAACGCCGTGCCGACTTCATCTACGACACCCATCGCAGCACCGGGGGAGTGCTCGAACGTGAGCGCAGACGCCGACGCAAACCGCGACGGCGCAAGGAAGTTCACCCCTGCGGCCATCGCCTTGTCGAGTGCGGTAACGCTGTCGGGGCGGCGCATTCCGAGCAGGTCGCGCATCCAATCGAGTACGCGCTTCCACATCGGACGATTATTCGCTTCCACATTGTGCAGCCACCGCTGGAACCTGTCATTCGAGAACAGTTCAGCAACGAACTCGGCCTCGTTCTTGAACGCGTACTGTTTACGCTTGTCATGCTTGCGCGCCTCGTTCATGATGAGTCGGAGTTCGGCGAGCGACGCCACAGCGGCGCGCTGCTCGGCAGTGCGCGCAGCAGGAGGCAGCTTGGCCGCTTCTATCGCAAACGCAATGCGCCCTACCGTCGCTGCGTGCGTCGTCTCGTGCAACACAGTGTGGACGTTCTCACCGCCGAGGTACACGCTTACCGAATCGGTCGCGTGGTGGTAGCGCCCGTAGACGCGCGAGCCATCCTTAGCGCTGCGCGCGACTTGATTCATCCGGCGGATCGTCGTCTTCAGTCCGAGCCTGCGCAACACGCCAGCCATGTAGCGCGCCCACTCGGTCGGCCCGTTCGTCTCGATGAGCGACAGCACGCGGTCCATCTTGCCAGTGTCAACGGCGCGAGCAAGCTCGTCGGAGTACTGGAAGTTAGGCTTCTCCGCGTGCAGGTACTCGAAGCCGGGGTTCTCTTCCGCGAGCCGGTCGAGTTCGGCCTCGTCGGCGGCAGTCAGCTTCACGCGGTCGGGGGAGACCCCCTTCGCCTGCGCGCGCTTCACGCGAAGGGCGTACTCGTACGCGCTACGGATCGACTTCTTCGCTTCCCTAGCGAACTCACGCGCGCGCTCGTTCACGTCGTAGATTTTGTCGAGCGCTTCCACGCGCTCGTCAGCGATCTTGATGACGTCCGCGCCGTAGTACCCCTTCATCCACTCCAGCGCAGCCTTGGCGTGCGCGCGCATCTGCGCGGCTTCGACCTTCTCGGACACACCCCATCGCACCTTCACGCCCGCCTCGTTGCGGCCTTCCGCAAGGTTGCGCGCGCGGCGGTAGTCGAGCACCCACATCATGTTGACGGACGGCGTGTCGTCTCTCCCACGCCAACGTGGATTGCCGCCCTTCACAAGCTCTTCACCGCCGCGACCCGCGCGCGGCTGCGACGGATCGTAGTCGTAGAACTCGAATGCGAACATATACTGCTCAGGCACGCCCTGCCGACGCTCTGACTCTAGGATATCAATCGACTTGGTTTTTCGACGCGCGTCTTGCGCGCGCTGCGGTTCCTTCGCGGGCAGCGGTACGGGCCACGGGCGGTCGTACGAAACGTCGCCCGGTTCGGTCGTTCGGCTGAAGTCCCCCCACGCCACAGGAGCACCGACCTCTTCACCTGTCGTGGTAACCGACACTTGCGGCGGGGCCACTGGCGGCTTCGGCGGCTTCGGCGGCTTCGGCGGCTGCTTCTTTGCGGGAGCTTCCGGTGCTTGCGTAGGTGCGGCCACCGGCGGCGGTGGGGCGGTAAGGGGAGGAGAACCCACCTCCACCGCCACCGGGGCAGCACTCGGTGCAGGCTGCGTCAGCAGCCCTTCTTGCCGCCCTTGCTCGGCGGCATTTTCTTGAACGGGTTCGGCTTGGGCATCCCCGCGCCGCTCGGCAAGCGGATCGGCTTCGTCACTGGTCACCTCCTTCCGTGGTTGCGTTTCGACCGGGATGGTCGGAGCACGCGTTTCGAGGTGAGCGATCAACGCCGACATCGCGTCGCGGCTCACGGAATTTTCCTTCATGGCGTCACGCGCCTTGCGCAACGCGGAGAGCTGCTGCGCCCACACCTTCGCGTCGCTCGTCGCCGCAAGCGCAAGCTCGACCTTCTTCTTGGCTTGCCCCTTCAGCTCGAAGCCAGCGTTCGCGACCGCAATCTGCGCAGCGCGCTTCAGGTCTTCCACCGCCACAGGCGAGTTCGCATTCGGCCACACACCACCGACCGTGGACATCGCGTTGTCGGCCTGCTGGTTCGCTCTTTCGACCCGGCGCGTCGTCTCGGCGACGCGGGCGAGCTTGGCGATGTCCTGCTCACGCTGCGCGGCCTGCTCGTTCTCGGCGACTACCAGCCCCGGCTGCGCGAGCTTGGCGCGCTGCGCCATGTTGACCGCTTGCGGCACGCCTGCGTCGAGCAGTGCGCCTTCCATGACGGTGCGCTGACGCGGCTGCGGCGTTGGCGCTGCAGGAGGCACGAACCGCGTCGCCCCAAACCCTGCGCCACCTTCGAGATCGAGCTGCGGCTGCGCGGCTTCCGCTGGGGTAACGCCAGCCTGCGGCTGCGGCTGCTGCGCACGAACGGCCTCGTTCGCCGCTTGGATGTACGCGAGGCGCATGCCGTCCTGCGACAGCCTGCCTTTGTTGAGATCGAGCTGCCCCGCCTTCGTGCCACGCGCCTTGACGTACGTGCGGCTGAAATCAGCGAACGACGGCAGACCGAGCTGCGACGCGACGTTTTCAAGCTCGCGGAACATCGTCGCCTGCTGTCGTTTGCTCTCCTGCTGCTCGTACGCCTTCGACAGCGAGTCCCACACCTGCTGCGCTTCTTCGGGCGAACGATACTGCGGGTACCCTTGCTTGCCCACAACTTGTTCCGCAGTGGGCGACTCGTACACCGTAGGCGCACGCGCGGCGTCGAACGCAAACTGCTCGTCGATGGCGTCTTGTTGCGCGCGCTGCGTGACACGCTGCTGACGGAGGTCTTCGCGCTGCTCGTCGAACCACTTCGCAGAGTTGAGCCGGTCGATGCGCCACACAGCGAACTCGTCGCGCCCCATCATCGGCTCGACGAACGGACGAAGCTGCTCCGCAGCCGCGTTCGTGTCCTTGGCCGTCGCCATCGGGTCTTCGATGGCCTTGAGCGCCGTCTGATTCGCGCGCTGCGTTCTGCGCGTTCCGAGCGCGCCAAGCGGGCCGAGCATCACCGTCATCGCCAACGTCGGGCCAAGCGCCTGCGTCGCAGCCTTCCACGGGTCCGCGTTGTCGAGGCCCGCGTTGGCCTCTACCGCAGCCTGACCAGCCGCCTGACCCATCTCCGTACCGGACTCAACCGCTGCGGTTTTGGTGAAGTCCTTGGCGAACTGCGACATGAGCTTCGGGTCGCGGACGAACGAGAGCGCTTCTTGCGGCGAGTACTTCCTGCCAAAGAGACGTGGAAGTAGACGGCTACCACCAGCGACAAACTTTCCGAGAGCTGCGCCCCCAGCAGTCTCTCCAATCGCTTCGATAGCGCCGGTCTGTAGACCTGTGGAGAAAGCCTCAGCATCTGTCTTTCCAGCTTGCTTCGCCTTCTCATAGGTGTCCTGAAATTGCGACGCGCCAAACAGCGCGCCACCTGCCGCGCCTGCTGCGAACATGGCGGGAGTGGCTGCAAGCCCCGCTGCACCAAGCACGGGAAGCGCCGCGAGCGGAGCGAGGTTCGGCGCGATCATCTCACCGCCCTCGACAAACGCCTGCGTCACTGACCCGAAGCGGTCGGGCGTGAGATCGCGCGCGTACCCCGGCTCGCGCGCTTCTGCTCCTTCCACCAGCCCGCGCCCCATCCCGTACAGCGCGTCGCCTTCACGCCCCGTAGCCTTGAGCGCCTGCCCCACCATGCGCGGCAGCTCGACCATCGCGCCACGCTTGACCCCCATCGCGACCTCGCCCAACGCGGACCGGGGGCTGTCCTGCAGTGCGATCTGCGCATCCACCATCGCCTTCTGCGAAGGTGTGAGACGTTCGTACGGATTGTCCTCCTCGACGACCGGCGCAGGAGCGCGCCGCAGAGGCGCTCCACGGAGCAGCCCCGGCATGTACGAGTCCAGCGTCGGCAGATCGAACGCCATCCGTTACTTCTCCGGAAACAGCCTACCCGCTTCCGCGTTCTGACGCGGCAGCTTGCCGAGACGCAGCAGCTCTTCCGGCAGCATGACGCGCGTGCGCCCATCGGGCTGCGTGACGACGAACGCCTCGCCACCACTCGGCAGCACCACCTTGTCCGTCATTGCTGCGCGGGGCTGACGCGGGTTGCTTGCGCCGAACGCTTCCGTCGTCGCAGCAACATCATCGAGCGGTGCCCCCGACTGCTGCAGCTTCACAAGCTCAGCGCCGAGAGCGACCTGCGGCATGCGCGCCATCAGCTCGAAGTCCTGCCCACGCCGCAAGTCCGTCGATCTCGTATCAACGCCGTACCGCTCGGTCGCATCGCGCGTGTCGATACCGTATCGCTCAGTCGCATCGCGCATGTTCGCCACTTGCGCGGTGAGTGTCTGCCCACGGCGTTGTGTGAAGTCGCTGAGCTGGGCGAGAGGAATCTCGTTCGCCGCGCGCATGGCATTGACTTGCGCACCGAACTGCGCGATGTCCAAGTCGCGAGCCGCAGTGCGCGCCTTGGCGATCATCGCGGAATCGCCCACGAGACGCGTACGCGCCTTGCGGAGTTGGCTACGCCGCCAGCTATCGGCCAGTCCCTTCGAGTTCGACAGTTCACCGATCTTGAAGTCCAGCTCCTGAAGCTGCGTAAACAGATTCGGGTCGAACACATCACGCGACGACTGAAACTGCGGAGCTTGCGCAAACTTCAGATCAGGCATGCGGTCTTCGATGTTGACCGGCGACGACGAAGCGCGCGGAGCGGCGCGAGTGAAGTCAGGGTACGGCACGTTGGCGTTGGGCGCGCGACCAGAGACCGGCCCGCTCGGAACCGCGACACGGCTCGCGTCAGGCAACGCAGGCGTCGCAGGAGTGGTCGTAGCCTGCTTGCCGCCGCTCTGCGCGGCTTCCGCGCCAGCGACCGCGTTCTGCGTACGCGCAGGGATGCCCGTCGTGTCCACAGGCGGCACCGGCTGGTCTTGCGCGTTGACGGCGTTGCGCTGCATCTGCACGCGGTACGCGCGGGCAAGTGCGTCGAGCACGCCGCCACCGGGCGCGAGTCCGCCCATCTTGTCGTACTCGCTTCGCGGCGGCTGGTCGTACGGATAGAAGTCGGCCATGTCAATCGTCCCAAGCGAATCCGTTCTGCCCGAAACGGAACTTGATCGGTGCGTGCATCTTGCGACGCAAATCCTTCTTCACTTCCAGCATGCCATCCTCGAAGCGCTTCTCGTGCCTCACTGACATCTCGCTGTGCCCGTCGATGTCGGAGTTGCGCAGCGCCCTGAACGCCGCCCATTCGAGCATGTCTAGCTGGTACTCCTCCGGAAGCTCGCAGACCGCGTTGAGATCGTTCAGCGTGAAATCGTCCACCGGACGCCGCGCGACGCGCAGATAGAGGACCGTGCCTTCTTCGTCTGTGGTCGGCGTCGGGAACACGACGAGCTGCACCGCGCTGGGGGTGTCGATGCTCAGCGACTCGTCTGTTGCGTACGCGCGCGGACGCCCCGGCGTGATCGCGCCAACCGTGGCAGGGTCGAACCACGGAGGATCGTAGACCTGAATCTCGGCGATGACCGTCCGCCCGACCCGAGTCAGATCAACCGTGTCGTCCGCGTACCGCGCCGACACGACGCCGAGTATTGACGGATGCAGCTCGTACGTGGAAACGCCAGCAGCTAGAGTGACCTGTGTCACTTCCGGCGTGCTGGCGTCCCGCAGCGCGAGGGTCTTTCGACACCACCGCGACTGAGCCTCGTTGATGTACCGAACTAGCGTCTCATCGGACCACAGAGAATCGTTGGGGCCGGAAGCCAGTTCTGAATCATCGCGGAGAATGTTCGTACGAAGCTCATCCAGCAGGGCTTCGAGGTTCATGTATTACGCCGATTGGACCACCCGAAACGGGAACCGAAGCTTCTTGCGGTAGCCGACCACTTGCTTCGTCGTCGGGTCGATCTGCGGCACTTCCTGCACCGCGTCGTTGAGAACGCTGATGACTTCGCGCGGCACCAACGCCTCTTCGCCGGGGCGAAGGATGTACGCGCGGCCATTCACGCCGATGTATTGCCCGGTCGGCGGAATGTTCTCGTTCTCTTCGAGAATGATCTTGACCCGATCCGACTGCACAGGATCGCTTGGCTTCGCACGAGATGGCAGCGCGTCGATGTTGCCGTCGCTCGCCAGAAGGTCACCGATGTTGCTCGTCATGTGCTTCTCCTTCCCCTTGTTGCCTTCGCGCCGGGGGCGGCACGCCCCCGGCTACGTCAGTGTCACGCGATGGCTTCCCACACGAACGTCTTGCTCGCGAGCAGGATGCTGGTCGGCAGCGAGACCTGACCGAGCGTCTGCGCAGCGGCGGTGCCGATGGTCGGACCTTCCGTCGTTTCGAGCGTGCGGGTGCCCGCAGCGACGGTCTTCACCGCGCCGGGGTTCGTCATGCCGCTGTACCACTCGTACGAGATGCGGTCGGTGACGTTGTGGATGCGGAAGACGCGCGGGTCGAAGCCGAGCGAAACCGTCGCAGTGACGGCACCGCCTGCATCGTTCACCAGCACGCCCGTGCTGTGGTTGACGACGCCACCGGAAGTGGCTTGGGTGTTAGTCGTGAGGGCCATGTTGCAGTGTCCTTGTCAGAAGAGGTTAGGCGGTGACGACCGCGTTCCAGACGCCACCGACCGCGCAGACGAACAGCACAGTCTTGTTGGCGGCGACGGCGAGAGCGGCATCGGCTGCGAGTGCGTTGATGGAGTCACCGACCGCAGGAAACACGTCCATCGAGTTCGCCGCAGCCGCGTTGATGACGACCAGCGACACGCCGGAGACGGCCTTCGGCAGCGTCAGCGCATCGCCGACGGTGCCGACCGTGGTGACGCGAGTCACTGCCGCCTTGACGACGTACCCCGTGGCCTGCGTGCTCCCCGTGGACGCCGTGACGGCGTTGTCGGTGGTGGTCAGCGCGTTGTAGAGCTTCTTGGCTTCGGGGTCGAGCGCACGAGCCTCGATCTCCCTGTTCGTAAGCAGAAACATGCGTATCTCCTTGCAGGTTTACGGGGGGCCGAAGCCCCCCGCGTCAGAGTTACGCCGTCGCCGCGACTTCGGCGCGGACCATGAAGCAGTCCTGCAGGATGACCGCCGACTGCCACGCCTTCCAGCCGACCGTGCCGCGCTGCGCCAGCGGGTCGCCAGCAGCAGGCTTCGGGTTGACGACCATCGGCGTGATCGAGTCCTTGCCCTTCAGCGGAACGATGCCGTAGGCGTCGCGCGCGATGAACAGGATCGGGTACACGTCGGCGCTCGTGCCGGAAGTGGACCGCATCGTCAGCTTGGCACCACCCGCGTCCGCCCACGGCGACAGGATCGTCGAGGTCAGGTAGCGCACGCGCTCGACCGCACCGATCTCGTTCTCGTACGGCGTGACGGTGCCGTACTGCTTCGGGTTGATGTACCCGGCCATCGAGCGGATGTCGGTTTCGAGGTCCGGATGGCACAGCGCGATGAACGCGCCTTCCACCGGCTCGGTGCGGTAGTCGGGGGTGCTCTTCACGACGCTCGTGATGAGCTTGCCGTTCTGGCGCAGGATGCCCGTCGTGATCTGGCGTTGGAGCGCCAGCGACATCGGCGTGTTGACCGCGTTGCGCGCGCCACCGTTGGCGTACTGCACGTTCGTGCCCGCCTTCAGGATGTTGAAGCGGATCGTCTCGATGGTCTGAGCCGCCTGCTCCGACATAATCGTGGTGGCTTCACGCAGCACGGGGTCTTCGTGCGTGTCCATCACAACGTCGGTGATGGTCACGTAATCGCCGTACTGGTTGAGCTGGACCGTGTAGTCCTGATGGGCCAGCCGGTTGCCCGCCGGGGTCACGCCTTCGACCAGCGGGGTGAGCGCCAGCGGGACGTAGAACGGGTTGGCCGGGTTGCCGGAACCGGCTGCGCCGGTCGCGCCCTGCAGGAAGTAGCGGCGGAACTTCGCGGTCTTGGTGTTGTTGGTCGGGATGGGGTACGACTGCCCGAACTTCTCGAACACCATGTGCGGCATCGCGCGCGTCAGCAGCTCCTTGATGACGTACGCGGCGGTGCGCGGCGAGATGTCGCCGTAGGAGATCATGTTGGCCATGCTTTGTCCTCGATGGTTGAGTCGTTACTTGCCGACAGCCTCAGCCCATGCCGAGTCGAAGTCGCTCGGGTCTTCCGCGTTGGGCGCGACTGCGGATCGCTTGGAATCGACCACACCGAGAGCCTGAGCCGCTTTCTTGGCCGCTGCCGGTAGTTCGGTCACTGCAGGTTTCGCGGGCACGTCAGTACCCGCGACGACCTTGGGCTTATTCAGACCCTTGGCCGTCTTGAATTCGCTGATGAGGTCGATGACGTCCTGCGGCTCGCCTTCTTCGATCACGCCGAGCGCGACCTTCTTGCGATAGCCGGGGAGATCATTCGCCCACGCGACGACAGACTCGTACATCGCGTCGTCGTAGTCGTTGTGCGCGCTGCGAATCGCCGTCAGCGCCGCCGTCTCGGCCACCGTGTCCGCCGCCGATGCGCCGCGCTCGATCAGCGGACCGTACACGCGGGCGATCTCGGAGAACACATACTCGACGACGCGCTGATACTCCGCGCGCCGCTTCAACGCTTCCCCACGCGAAACGTCGGGCCACTCCTTTTCGTAGTCCGCGAGGAAGGTCTTCTCCTCCGCGTTGTACGACTCGGGCGGCTCCTGACGCGTAGCGGGACGCACGTCTTCGGGCGGCGTCTCGGGCGGCGGTGCCTTCTCGGACGTGCGCTGTTCGAGCTTGTCGAGGCGCGAGCGCAGCTCGTCCTCTTCCGACTTTGGCTCTTCCGCCTTCGGCTCTTCCGCCTTCGGCTCTTCCGCCTTCGGCTCTTCCGCCTTCGGCTCTTCGATACCGCCCGCCGGGGCCGTAGCCGCGTCGGGCTTCGCTTCACCTTCGGCGGGGGTGGTAGCGGCGGGCGCGTCGCCTTCTGCGGTTACCTCATCCTTCGGGGTTGAACCGAGAAGCGAGTCGAACACAGACGACATCTCGTCGTACGAAGCAGCCGGATCAGTCAGTGCGGACTTGTTGGGGTCCATGAGTGTGCCTTATAAATGGATCGGGTTGAGATGTCAAACCTTCGGCGCGTGCGCGACCGGCGCTGTTAGGTATTTCAGAATCTTCCGAAACGCACGCCCTTCACCTTGCAGCGCACGAAAGTCCTGCTCAAGCGCTGCGTCGAGCAGGTTCGTTTTCACGCGCTCCAACTCGATGTCGAGTAAACCCCGTAGGGCGACACCGAACGGTTCCAGTTGTGCCTGACGGAGAATGGTGCGCAGCTCCTCTTCACGATCTCTGCTCATTTCTTGCCCCCTTCCTGCGGCTTCGGCGCAGGCCTCTCAAGTTCCTTCATCGCCATCACTCCTTCCGGCACGCCGCCGCCCATGCGCGCTTCCGCCACTTCATCGGGGGCGACACCCTTCTCCAATCCGAGCAGGATCGCGTTGTACGTCGCCGCTTCCGCGCCCGCTTGGTTCTTGTCAGCTTGCGTGAGGTTCTTGACCGCTTCCGCGAGAGTCTTGCGGACTTCAGCGCGCGCGGCTTCCGCAACACGTTCGCTGTTCTCCCGCGCTGCCGCCGCCTGCGCTTCCTCACGTCGCTTCGCTTCCGCGTCGTCAACAAGAACCGCCGGGTCGAGATCACGTACCGCGACGCGTTCCTTCGCGAGCTTGCGCCAATCGTAGTAGATGCGCTCCTCCGGTTGCAGCGAGTTCACCATCTCGTCGATGCCCATGCCGCGCACTTCCTTGGCGATGAGCGACGTGGACCCCTTCGACACGACTTGGAAGTCGCCCTTGATAGACGCCTTCTGGTTGAAGTGCTTGTTGAACAGCACGAGCGAACCGATGACGCTCTCGGTGAACACGTCGAAGTTACGCACGACATCCTTGAACGGCAGTGCGGCCTGCCCCTGCAGCATCGACGCACCTGCAGCGGTGCGGAACGGCTCGCTCGGCCCCTTCTGCATGTCGCCGCCAGTAGCTGGGTTCACGAACGTCTCGGCATCAGCGTAACCACGGAAGAGGTCAGTCACCTTCAGCAGCTCGTCGATGTGGCTGTCGAACGCGATGGAACGCACAGCGGGCACATTCAGCGTCGCCATAGAGTCATCATCACGCCGCCACACCTTGTACGCGTAGATGTCCGTGACGTCCTGCCCCGGCTCCAACAACGTACTGTTCACTTCGACGTTGGGGCCGCACACGACGCCTGCGTTGTCGAGCAGCATGCGCGAAGACGCTGACACCGCGAGCTGCGAGTCGCGCATGATGTGCGGCAAGCCGTTCCCCGTGAGGATCGTCTCGTCCTCCTCGAAGATGAAGTGGTGGTAGGAGTTGACAGGCTCGTCCTCGCCAGCGATCTGCCACGGGTTGAGGTTCGCGCGGATCACCTCGTTGTCGATGAACCACACGACGGCCTGCACCATGTCAGCCAGCTTCTCTTCGGGGATTTCGACGCCACAACCCGCGAGGTAGTGCCCCGAGAGCGCGCCGTCCCACAGCACGACTTCGTACTTGCGCGCGTCGGCTTGCGGGCGGTTCAGGTTGACGCCGAGCGAGCGAATCTCCGTCTCGAATTGCTTCGACTTGTAGTTGCCCTGCTGGTGGTCCTTCAAGTACGCGCGAATGCGGCCGCCCATGAACTCGCTGTTGTCGGCGAGCTTGCGTAGTTGCTGTCGCGACATCACGATGCGCTGAAACTGCCCGTCCATCTGGTGCAGGTACTTCGCGCTCATGTCCGGATAGTAGTCCCACAGCGGGGTGAACTCATACTGAGGGACGAGAATGATCTCCGAGATCGGCACAACCTTGTTCGTCGCCGGGTCGAGCTGCCACCTGCGTTGCGTGCGCGAACGCGCCATCGGTCCCTTCAGCACGCCCATGCCGTACATGACACCCGACATCAGCACTTTCTTGCACAGCGCGACGTAGTTGACCATGCGCGCGCCGCCAAGCTCCGTGAGTTGGTCCTCGATCTCGATTTCGAGGCTACGCGCACGCTTCTGCGCGAACTCGCGAACGGCGTTGGTGATGATCTCGTCGGTGATGACCTGCTCAGGGTCGTTCTGCAGCTCGTCGAGCACGGTCTGCAGATCGGCTTCGGACAAGTTGGGCACCGGAGACGCCTCGATGCTCCAATTCTTGTCGCTGCTCGGGAACAGCAGGTTCATCAGCCGCGACACCATGCTCACGCACTTGATGCGCGTGAGCTTCGGGTATGCGCGCGACCTGTTTGCCGGAATCTGCTTCTCGATCTCGTCGTCGTATTTGCCGAGGAACTGGCGAAGATTCTTCACCCACCGCTGCTCTGCGGGGCGTCGGTCTGCTTCGTACTCCGCGAAGTCGCTCGCGAGCTTCATGCCGAGCGACTTGATGACATCAGGATTCAGCTTCGGCGCGCTGCCCTCAGCGGTTTGGTTCGTTTCATCCATCGGTGTCTCCACAGGGGTAAGGTCAGCGCAGCACGTACGAGTTTACATGACGCCGCAAGGGCACTGCGTCCTTCTCCTTGCGCTTCGCTTCTCGCTCTGTGGTGTGCTGGAAGTACCTGCACAAGTACCCAAACGCGTCGCCGGGGTGAGAGTACCTGTTCTTCTCCGGTTCTGCGCCCAACTTCCCCTTTGCGGTCATCTCGTACCGCCAACCGCCCTGTAACGCTCGAATCAAATTCTTGCAACGCGGGTCGATGAGCAACGCGGGGCCGTTTGCCGTGAGCCGCGTCGTGAAATGCTCGATTGCCTCAACCCGCAAGGGTAATCTGTTGTTCATATCGGGGAATTTGACTGTAAAACCCCCCTTTCTGCGGTCCCGAAGCGTGTCTACGATGGTCCTTTCGTCGTTGGAAGACCTCGAATCCGCCGCCGGATCGGGGGCGATAACGAAGTCATAACCGTCGAATCTGAGCTTCAAAAGGGGCTTCAGACGGTCAGAAATGATGCGTTCTGCCCCCATATTCTGTTGAAAAAGCTCATCCAAGACGGTTAAACGACCATTCAGGTCCATTTGGCCGAAGATCAGCGCGCTTCCCTTCAAGCCGGGGTCGAACCCCGCCACGAGCGGGAGCACGGGAGACGGCAGCAGCGGCACTTTCGCGACATGGATGTGGGGGTTGAACGTCGTAATGACCGGCGAACCGGCCAGCGAGTACCCCCACTGCACCTCGATGAACTGCTTGACCCAATGCTCGCTTTTTCCCACCGCGAGTGAAGTGTAATACTCGGCTCCACCCGGTAGGTTGGCCAGATTCTCTGCTATGGGCAGGAATCCAGACGGTTGTTCGTACAACGTGACATTCGCAGGGCGCTTTTCGTAGAGGTAGTCGTACCACCAATCGTCCTCGTTGCCGGGGTTGGACGACCCCCACATGCCCCAATTCGTCGCGCCACCATCTTTGGTCGGCGGGTACCGTCCGCAGCGAGCAGCGAGCGCTTCTACGATCTTCTCGTCGATCTGCACGAACTCGTCGAGGATCGCGAACGTCACCTCCAACGAGAGCACGCGTGCAACGTCGTCCGCCGTGTCAAGCGCGCGGAACAACACCTCGCACTCGACGTCGCCGAACTTGAGCACGAACGTCATCGGCATCGGACTTGTGGCGTACCAGACGCCCGCCTGCCCATCCTTGAACCAGTAGTTCCACGACGAGAGTGTCGTGTCGCGAAGCTGCGGCATCGTGTTGCGAACGATCACCGCGCGCGAGCGGCGTTTGCCGTCCACCGGAGACTTGGCTTGCAAACTGGCCATGTAGCACAGCTTGAAGAAGATGCCG